AATTGCATTAAGCTGTTGGAAATCCTCTTCCACCATATGCTGATTCTTCCGTATTACACTCCTATCAGTTTCATCATATATATTAGCCATGTTCCATCTCCTTAAAGAATTTGCCCATATCGTAATCGAAAAATACACGCTTCTTATTGCCTGTTATATACTCCCAGTCATGTCTTCCCTCAACATACTCTATCCATTCCGGGTATGAATGAATACTCTTATTCCCCGCATCTCTCCAACGTTTCAACAAGTTAATATCAAAGTAGATTGTTTCATCCTTGTCCACGAACCAAACAATAACTCCAGCAAATACTCCTGTTATCTGGGACATCTCCAGCAACCCTTCCCATTGCTTATCTGTAATAGCACCATAAAATCCATGTAATCTACCATTCTTGTCTTTCTTAGGTTTGCTATATATACTGAAAGTATTGCCGTGTACTGACTTGCATTCTATAGCGTACAGATAAGGTTTTCTAAATACTAAGAAATCACATACATTGGAAGAACCTAAATATCCATTCGTTTGGTCATGCAGTCTTGTTACAGAGGTATCTTTAACTCGTCTAAAACTTTCTGCTATAACTTCTTCAAATTTCTTCCCCCTATTTACTCCCATATATCACCTCTCTTTTCTACAACTTGATTTATAACTACAATATTGGCATATCTTTCTATCCACATCGCTAGGCTTAGGTGGAACTTTATTTTTGCTTACATAAGATTCGCAGTTCTCAATAAGTCCTATTAAGTTGTTCTTCATTTCATCTGTAGGCTCATATAGATATGTTTTCATTGCTAAGTTGTCTCTATTGATGTAGATAAAGATTACTTGTGGTATGCCTAATGATAGTGAATAAGATGTTATCTGGTTTAAATGCTCCTCTGCTGGTGCTGTTCTGTTATTCCATTTAAAACTACTCTCTGTCTTTATCTCAACAATGTAATAATGCTTATTATAAGTGATCACTCCGTCACATAAAAAGCTGATGCAATATTTCTTATTGAATAACTTGGTCTCCATACCAGATTGGCTAACAACTTCAATATCTTCTAGGTTTCTGCTTTTAACATATTTTCCAACATCCACATATTCGCAATTAAAACCGTGCTTCTTCATCAAGGATATTGCTGTCTGTATTCTTAAATGTGTATCGGTACCAGAATTACAAATACCTATCAGATTATAATCTGCTGGAATGTTATCTGGTTCCTGACCTATTCTTTGGTAATACATATTACGAATACATTTCATCGAACTAGGCTTATACGTCTGGGAAGGAATTCTTTTATTGGATGCGTCTTCCATCTCTATGCACCGTATAAGCTGGTCTAGGAAGGCTTCCTCTACGGGAAGCTCTTCCTTTGCCATATCAATTAGTCTTGAAATATTTCTTAATCCTTTACGTGCCATTAGCTATCACCTCATGTACATATCCCATATCTACCCATTCTGTAGGTACTTTTAAAACTCCTTCTGGATAAGATATAAATGTTGAACGACATTGTGGGTCTGTTGTTCCTTGGGTAGTTATCATGAACTTCATTCCTCTATCCGCATAATAATATTTAGATATCTGTTTCATTGTTCATTCTCCATAAGTGAAATGCAAACTGTTGCTCCATCTTCTACAAACTTTAAAGCGTTATCTTCAATAGATCCATCGGGTGTCTGTAATACATTATGATATTGAATCTCTACATTATCTGATGCAATAGATTTAAGCTGGTTATTTAGCATTTCAATATCTGCTACGCATGCGAATGTCTCTATATCTTTGTCGCTTGCTATATATTTTACAAGCTCTACACCTGTGCTTGCTTTTGATGAAACTTCAAGTCCATCTTCTGTAAAGGATAAATTGATTTCATTCTTATCACCTTTAGCAACAAATAATGAAAGTCTGTCTAATAGCTGAAGTAGAGTTGCTTTATCCACGGTACAGCTGCATCTGAAATCACAATCAATAAAATCTTTTATATCCTTTGCCGGATAATCATCAATGCAATCCATAACCTTTCCATATACCTGGCAATTTGAAGAGGTAAACAATAAAGTATCTTCATTAGCATATACCTGTATGTCGTTGTCTGTAATAAGTGTAAGCAAGTCCATTAACTCCGCAGGTATAAGTCTAGGTGTCTCCCACAAAGCTTCATCCACCTTACAAAGCTTATATGTATCAGAAGCTATTGTATAGTTGCCTCCACAATAATAACCTGTAAGACATGGCTCTTCCATTGTTAATGCTAAAGATGCTTTTGCTGAATTAACAATATTAGTTATAGAGCTAAGCTGTATATTATCGAGCTGTTCTAGTGTAGAATCATTTCTCGGGTCTGGGAACTTAATTACTTCTCCTTCTTCTACCGGCAAATCAATATTATATGTTCCATTTCCGGTAAACTGTAAATAGTTGTCCTTCAGCTCCAATGTTATGTTGTCGCTAGTTGTCTTTGCTACTAACTGGCAAAATACTTCTGACATAACTGTTGCGTAAAAGTCGTTTCCTTTTACGTCGTTCTGTATAACATACAAGAAATTCGTCATATCTGTAGTTGTCAATGTCAGTGTATTATCCTTCAGCTCTATAGCCATCATAGAAGTAAGTGGTAGAATTGAATTGTTTGATGCTCCTTTTCTTGCTCTTGCCACCATATCTTTGAATAATATAGTATTTAATGAGATTTTTGTTCCTGCTGATTCTTTCTTAGTTACCTTTTTTGCCGCCATTAGAATTCCTCCTTATTTAATCAAATCATAAAACTCTTGTCTAAGTGCTCCGCTTGTCTTAAATACGCCTTTACAGCATGCCGTCTTTGTTCTGCTATTAACCTTTTTAATACCTCTTGCTGTCATGCAACTGTGGCTTCCTTCAATTACTACAATTATGTCCTCTGTATTAAGTATGCGCTTTAATACTTCATATATGTCTGTTCCTATACGCTCTTGCAACTGAAGTCGCTTCGCACACATATCTGCTATCCTTGCTACCTTTGAAAGTCCAATTACCTTTCCATTAGGTATATATCCTACATGCACCTGCATATCATACATAAGTGCCATATGGTGTTCACAATAACTGAATATATCAATAGGACCAATAATTACAAGATCTCCTGTCGTAGTGTCCTCGAAGCACTTGTCAAACATCTTAGCAATTTCTTCATTGGTATACTTCATGCCCTCGAACACTTCGTTATACATCTTTGCTACTCTCTTAGGAGTCTCTATCAGCCCTTCTCTATTAGGATCGTCACCTAAGGCTTCCAGTAGCATCTTAACAGCCTGCTCTATTTTTTCGGTATCAATAGTTCTCATATTATACTCCTCTCTCCTGTGGATCCCATATGTATTTGTGCATCTGCAACTGAACTTTACAATCATATAATTTCTTGTCTATTAGGTACTGAACTATATCAGATGCTTCTATCTTACCAAATACAGGACTGAAATATATTTGCGGTTTCGATTTAATGGACTCAATAACTTCTAATGCTGCATTCAGATCCTCATATGAACCTACTACGAATTTCAAAACATCGTCTTTAGTGAGCTTATCTATAATGGATTTATTCATGTAGTGCTCCATCCCACTTGAAGGACATTTATAATCCATGGTGTAAAATATGTCTGACATATACTTATAGTTTCTTCCATACACAGGTTCCCATCTACCCAAGTTTAAAGGTTCTTTCGTCCCATTCGTCTCTACATTTACTGAATAACCTTCATCCAATAAAGCATTTAATAACTTTTCTATTCCCGGATGTATAAGTGGCTCCCCACCAGTCACCGTCACATTGGTTACTTCAAAAGATTTTACTTTCTCAAGTATCTGCGGGATGCTCATTTCGGTATAATCAGTTCCTATACAAGCGTACTGTGAGTCACAATAACTACACCTAATATTGCACCCAAACAATCTTATAAATGTACACGGTAGTCCTGCTCTCTTTCCTTCCCCTTCAATAGATCTAAATATTTCGTTTACTCTCATTCGTCTTCCCTCACATATTCTGCTATATTGCCTTCTGATTCCTGTACAGTCACCTTCCAGCACTCACCTACTTTAATAATGTCATTCACCTTATCACATATCCACCTAGCCATGTTCTCAGCTGTAGGATTTCTATCAATAATAACTAAGTTAATATTATGATGGTCTAATACATCATGTATTTCTTTCTTAATATGTGTGAAATCAATTACCATACCATAATCTGTAAGAGTCTTGCTTCTGCAATATACAGTTACAATCCAGTTATGCCCATGCAAGTTCTCACATTTAGATTCATATGGTAATGTCAAACAATGTGCTCCTGCTATCTCCATTCTTTTTGATACGTAATACATCTATATTCCTCCTTAGTAAATGATTTTATTTCTCTCCGCATATTCTTTGTATAACATTTTTGCAGGTTCCCTATCTACTAATATAATGTCTAATACATCTGGGTCCTTTCTTCCTTCGAGTATATATTTATAAATATAGTCATCTCTAAACCCTATCTTTTCCGCATCCTTAGGAAAACCTGAAACATATACAGTCTTAATATTTGCCCATATAATTGCTCCTAAACACATTGGACATGGATATCCAGTTGCATATAATTCACAACCTGATAAATCGTAAGTGTCTAGCATCTCGCATGCTTCTCGTATTGCTAATATCTCTGCATGAGCCGTTGGGTCGTTATCCTTCAACACTCTATTAGAGGTTATTTTTATTATCTTTCCATCTTTAACTATTGCTGCTCCAAATGGACCTCCTATGTTTTGCTCCATTGTTATTCTGGCTTGGTCCACTGCTAGCTGCATTGCCCTTGAATTATAATATAAATTAGTCATCTCATATCACCATGCTTTCTATGATTCTTTATAGCAAACGCTTCTAATTCTGATGGCTTATAATTGTATAGTACCTTATAGGTTCCTCCTTTCTCTTTTATTACGTTCTTAGCCTCCGGCAATGTTTTTACGATAATTATTTCTCCTGTAGATGTGGTGCATTCATAGTTCAATGTAGTTGCCATATCAATTCCTCCTATCTTCATAATGTGCTCGTAATAAATTGACCAATTAAATTCACCCACAACACTTTTATCATCTAAATATACATCTGCTGGTATCTTTCCAGTAACTCCATGCTGAAATAAGTCTTCTGAAAAGTATCTCCATAATCCGCTATGCTTCAGCTTATTGACCGCTTCTGTATAATAAGGTTCTGCTCTTGCCGTCCATAATATAAGTGTGCATCCTGCCTTATATAATAACGGTATATAGATTTTTGCGTCCTCTGTTATTTGACCAGTAATATCATTAGTAATCGTTCCGTCGTAATCTATTGCTACTATCATAAAACTTTCCTCAGTGCTGCTGAAAACTTTGCGTATCTATATGCGGTCTCACTATAAGTGAATATCTGTATATTTGGTCTACCTGCATGATACCCATATAATGAAAATCTCTCACATATGGATTGTGGTAATACATTGGGTTTAACTGTTATGGTAGGACCTATTGCATCTCCAATTAGATTGTCCCCTTTAATTATATCTGCTAAATACCAGCTTCTATATCTAATAGCTTCTTTTAATTCCTCAATATCGTAAGTATCTAGTACCTTATCAAAGTGCTGTAATATATATACAGGAGCTGTCATAGGGAACTGATTTTTGTCGGCATATTCTTTATATCTAGCTAAATTCAAATAGGACTGGTCTTCGGTGTTGCTCTTAAAATGGCTCCATCCGTCCTTTCTTACTCCTACGACCGCCAAACCTGGATATGAACCTAGTTGCTTATTTAAACACGTTACGAATGCCAATGTATTATTCTTAGGTATATCGTAGTAAGGAAATGCGCTAACTGCATCTACAATACATAGTCCATCATCTTGCTTATAAAATGATGAACAAGATGTCTCATATAAGCAATACAGATTCACCTTCGGTATTAAACGACTCTTTGGATAATTACTAACTAAGTTTTTCCATCTGCGTGTGAACGAACCATTCCATCCAGTAACTTCTATTGGATTAAGTATTGAGTATATTATGCTTTCCATTCCAACCGAAGCCGAACCTGGTATGAATAAAATGTCGTAATCTTGCAATCCAAATGTGTTTGCAAATTTAGTACGAACACTTGAAAACAGTTCGAAAAATTCTTTATCTCGATGATTAAAATTTGGACATACATAATCATCAAATACTGTATTCGGACCAAACATTATTATTCCTCCTCATCATATTTCGCAATAACTGTTCGTATCTCGTTGTCCTCATCTGGGCATCTATAGATTCCATCTTCTAGTTCTGGTGCAATATGCTCTTTGATATATTTCATATTCTTATCAATTATGTCTTTATCAAATTCATATCCACAATATGCGAATGCCACAAACTTTCTAAAACAAGGTTTACAATTCCAGCACTCTTTTAAATTCTCGTCTGGGTGATAACAACTTAAAGACCCATTAAATGCTTCCTCTAGTGTTCCACCCTTATCTAAATACATCTGAAGCATCTGTGCTTTCGTGTACTGTCTAAACTCTGTTATTATCTTTATATTCTTACCATTAGGTATCCAAGATTGCGGCTGATACAAATAATTTAACAGCTCCTCTGCTTTGTGCTGAAACTCTAAAGATTGGTCTTTGGATCTGTCTCCTGCGGTTGCTCCGTAACACAATTCAATGTCCTCATCCCCTGTTATGTTGCAAACAACCATTAGCAAATACAGATTGCGTAAAGGTATAATTGCATCATCTCTTTCCCATTGTCCAAGAGGGAAATCAACTATGAGTACATCACTATTCTGCTTCTTAATCTTTTGGATCTCTGATTCTGAATACTTTGTGTGCATATCCACATATAATCTTAGATCTGGATTCCACAACTTATCAATCAGCCAGCTATCCATCCCTCCGGAATATAGTAAAATTTTCTTCATTAGAATAACCTCCTTTTTCTGAATTTTACCTCATTGTAGTGTGTGTTCTTACTTTTATCATATAGGTAATGAATATTGAAACAAGTTCTCTGCTTATAATCTTTACCCATATCATCTAAATTTATACCAAAGTTCTTACAATACTCCTCTAATGATTTAAGTCCTTCTGGAGGAAGTGTTGCTTTCAATGTTTTGCATTCATCACCTAAATATACAATTCCATAATCTGTTAATATACTTCCATTCGCACCTGTCATTATCCAGCTAGTTGCATCCATACTTGTAAATGGATATTTAATTGCATTTGATAGTGTAGCACTACCCAAACAATGTATTTTAATGTCTGGGTGCTTACTATGACTTATTACATAAAAACATTTCTCGTACCAGTCTTCTCTCTGCTTATTAGTGATTTCTTTGCTCCCCGAAATACACATATATTGCAAATCTTCGAAGTCTAGGAATCTTCTTAAATTATCAAAACTCTCTCCCATATGGAAAACAGGTAATAACTTCTCAGGAGATTTGACATGCTCTCTCATATATAAATAGTTCTGCCATGTTTTCTCGGCGCTTATTTTAACGTGCTCTGCGGTTTTGGGTTCTCCCCATTTACCTGGTATGCTGTCTAATGCTATTGCGTAATCAATATATTCATCATTATCGTTTATCCATTTAATATATTCATCAATATCAAGGGATCCGCCTTTTCTATGGAATGTAAATTCTCCGTTGTCTATGAGTAACTTACCTGTCCATCCGTCCTTCTTATACTGAAACCATTTGTTAATCTCTTTTCTATCATTAACATACGACTTCAATACATTACATCCCAGATCTTTCAAAAGTTCTGTACTCTCTTGACACTGAGTACCTGCAAAATAAAAATCAAATGCCATTATCTTTCCTCCATTAAAGTTCTACTCTTTCACCGTACCAACATTCTGTGACTTCTACGTCGCACTTAATAGGAATTGTTAATCTGTCTTCTGCTGCTTCGCTCATAAGTTTCGCAAACCTTTCGGCACATTCTTTAGCATTCTCTTTAGGACATTCAGCAATCAGTTCGTCGTGTACCGGAATAAGTAATCGAAATCCTAATTCTTTGAGTCTTTCATCATTTCCTACCTTTATCATCGCCAGCTTACTCATGTCTGCGGCACTTCCTTGAATTCTACTGTTAACACATTGTCTGCTTGCGTCTGCTATTTTTCCTCCGTTGTCTATAATGCGAATTCCTTCTTGTGCTGCCTGTTGAAATATTACTTGTTTCTCGCTACCCCATACACCTTTTAACATCTTTAAATATTTGCGACATATATTGTCTGGAACTTCGTCATATTCTGGTGGATTCATATCATCGAAGTCTAACAAATCAACTGAAGCACTTCCTCCATCTTTCCATTCGAATTCATATTCTTCTAATTGTAAATCTGGTAATCTACGCTTCCTACCCCATAAAGTTGTCACATATCCTAAGTCTTCTGCCATCTCTATACTATCTTTTTCAAATTTAGGTATTGCTGGGAATCCTTTGAACACACTGTCTTTTATTGCTTGTGCTTTCTTTGTAGTTGTTCCGAGCTGCTCGGCAATAGAGGGAACTCCTCTACCATACAATACTCCAAGCAATATGCTTTTTGCTTGCGACCTTCTATTTTTTCCTTCTGGATTAGTTGTACCGTCAGACCTAAACTCGAGGCAATTTTCATAAGTTGTATTAAACGATAATGCTGCGATCTCTGCATATAAATCCTTTCCTTCCTGATATGCTTTTATCATTTTAGGGTCTTGGCACATCTGTGTCATGACTTTTGGTTCCTGCTGAGATTCAAGAATAGTCGCTAGACATTAAAACGTATTGAGTTTTAATTCGTATCGACTTTTTCATTTAACCACCTCCTCTAAATACCATCTAATATTGTTAATGTAGGTTCTATTCTCAGGTCTACCATAAAAACAATAACCTTTACTAATACACATCTTAATCTTACTTTTATAAACGGAATAACTATAAGGGAATGGGTGATAATTTTCATACCACCATTTTCCTGCCTGTATAAAATTGTGAAAATGGTGCTCTTTCCCGTCTACAACACAGTAACATCCAACAGACCGTGTATCCCCATTACCAAAATTATGATTTCCTTTTGCTTTATCTGATAATTTCTTTTTATGCGATTCCGTGAATGGGTGTTGCTTTCTATATTCTTTCATACTGTTGGATATTTTAGTTCTAACTTCATCTGTACGCATCTTAGCATCATGCTTAGCTCTGGCTTCTGCATTAAACATTATATTTGTGTGACCGTCAGCCACCATATTATAGCCTTCTTCTATGCAATTGAAGTATTTAATATAATATTTCTCTAGCTCGTTAAGCTCTTCCTTTGTAGTAGCCTCGCAAACAACTTCAAAATCAAAATTATCTATTCCATATTTTCTAATGGCTCTGTGAAAATGATTTTTACTGCCTTTCTTTGCACTCTGCACATGCCCTGATTTTCTGGCTTCTAAAGTTCTAACAGTCTGCCCGATATATACTTTTCCATTTATTTTATTAGTTGCTTTATATATCAACATCGCTACACACCAAAAATAATTTTCTCGGATTCTGTTCTTACAGTTACAATTTTACAAGGTTTAGAATCTACTAATATTAGGTCTCCTTGCTTTAATTGTCTAGCAGATTGCCAACCATTTGGTGTATCAATACTGCACCAGCTGTCTACTACAAATTCATCAGTATCCGAAGTTATGACTTCTTCTTTATTTGTCGCTTTAAACATCTGTCTTATATCTTTATTATGCGAAGGTATATTCTGCAAGTTTGGATCGCTGCTGCTGAATCTTCCTGTTCTTGCTCCATACTGATTAAAGCTACAATGTATTCTGCCGTCCTTTGGATTAACACATTCAGGCAACTTGTCTATATATGTGCTTACTAGCTTTGACATTGTTCTATAATCCAATACTGCTTTTGCTATGGGATTGTCTAACTTGGTTAATATATCTACTCCTGTTCCTCTAGGTGCCTTCTTGTCTGGTGATTTTAATTTTAACACATCGTAAAACAGCACCGCAAGCTGTGTGGGACTTCCCATATTTATAGGATCATCAAGTTTATGGTCAGGAGTTTTAGCCTTATAAGCATCTATCTGAGTTTTATATTTATCGCATTCTTTATAAAATTGCTGCGTTTTCTCTTCTAACAGCTTATTATATCTCTGGGATAACTGCTGCTGATATGCTGTGTCGAAATCTACTCCAATATCTTCCATATCTGCTACAACAGAAATGCAAGGCATTTCTATATTCTTAAATACCCAATACATATCTCTAATGTCTTGTCTCTCGCTGTCAGCTCTTAAGTGCTTTCTTTGATAGTTACACAACTCATATGTTATAACTGGGTCATGTGCTGCATATAAATATCCGGTGGTATATGGTATATAGGTAAATGGCACTTTGTCGAATAACGAATCAAATGTGAACGCATCACCTTTTCCTTTCAATACATATTTCTTATGTAAGGGTTTCAATGAATGAGTTGGTTCATTTTCATTCAGTATCATTGATGCTAAATATCCGTCCCATGTGCAATAAATGTTCTTTAATCCATTCGCTCTGAGAAATCGCATATCAAACTTGGCATTGAACATATCTATATCAGGTCCTGCTTCTAACAATCTCTCAAACTCTTTCATTACCACATCTACATCAAGCTGCTCACTCAGTCTCTGCTTAGTTATGTAGCTGATGTGATTAAGTGGAATATATGCTCCTTTCTCATCGGGTGTGTAAATACATATTCCTGCTAATGTGTTCTGCAACGGATCCAACCCATCAGTTTCTGTGTCAATTGAAATATACTGATTAACAATACAGTTATCTATATATTTCTGAAGTCTTTCTAAATCTGTAATAACTTCATATTCATCTTTATACTGTCCTAATTTTGATTCTACCAGTGATCTTATCTCATTGATATGTGCAATTAGATTGTTGCCCTTCTTCACGGTGGAAGTTGCTTTTGCTAATGTTTTTGATTTAGTTATTACCTTTTCTGCTTCTGCTCTGCCTTTTCTACTAGGCATTTCAAATAGTGCCATTATATGTCCTCCTGGTATACTGTGGGTAAGGATTTGCACCTTACATGATGAACTCACATCTATTTGTACCTAACAATTCATCGTGAACGTCTACCTATTCCGCCACCACAGTACGAACCTACCTACTTAAAACTCATCTTCATCACTTCTACGTCTGCTTCGTTTCTCTTCTGCGTGTACAGATCTTCCACCTCTACGTGTCTCCGTATTGCGTCTACGTGCACGAGGTCTTTCTTCTTCATCCTCATCAAACGGAGGTTCGTCATCTTCCTGTCTCTTGGACTTTTTGCTTGTGCGTCTTCTTACAGGTTCCTCCTCGTCATCGTCATCATTATTGCCACCGCTTGGAGGAAGTTCTCCAGTATCCAAATAATATTCCATATCATCTATGGTAGCATCGTATACAACAGATCCAAGGATATCCGGTACTTCTGGCAAATCTTCAAGTGTTGTATCATCCTCATCTACTTCAATAATATCATAAGTTGTCTGCTGGTCTCCCTTCGCACCATTTCTTTCAATTTCAAAAATGTGTGAAGGGAAGTTATCATATCTTCTAAGTAACTTCTGAAGCTTACCAATATATGCCTTAGGTCTTTCAAAAAACTGTATCTCTTCAGCATTTATATTGTACACAGGAATAAATACTCTTACGCTTACACTTGCTTTACTTTCGCACAATGGACAATCTGTTATCGGGTCATTGTAAGCTCTTAGGCAATTAATATGTCTATTAGGATATTTAGCATTTTCTCCTACCTTAACCTTATGAGTGTTATAAATGTAATTGTTCAAGTCATCTTCATCAGCTATTAGAATCCTAACTCTCTCAACATCTCCATCATCCTGAAGTCGGAAATAACTGATTTTATTTCCTCCACCACTATTGTACTTGTCCAAGTCGTTTAGATTTACTCTACCCATTATTTGTCACCTTTTCCTTTCTTATTATTCTTTGCTAACTGTGCATTATATGCCTGAGTTAGTATCTTCTTAATTGTGCTGCGAACTTGCTGAGTGTCCTCATTAAATGTATATCTTGCTGAATAGAAACCTGTCAGTGTCTGCTGTGGAACCAACGTTTCTACATCAACCCCTCGTGTGTCTAAACGCAATTCGTGCTTAGGGTAACTCATGTGCATGAACATTTTTCCGCCTGCCCTAAAAACCTTTTGCGCCATATCCTTAGCACCGTTGTTCTGCCTTCTCTGTACATAGTCTCCACCAAGATCTGCTACAACCTGTATTGCATAATTCTGTAGGTCTGTTGAATCAAATGTGGGTCTCTTAGGTGCTTTTGTCTTAGGAGCTTTCTTCTCCTTCTTTTCCTTCTTCTGCTTAGGAGCTTTCTCCATCTCCTGCTTTGCTTCTGCAACCATTTCTTCCACCATGTCTTTGAAAGACGTTGTGGGTTCTGCCTGTGCGTCTACCATTTCCTGCAACGACTTTGAGTTGTTCTTATTAAGTTCCTTGGTAATCTTCTTAGATGCTTCTACGTACTTGTCGGCTTCCTGCTTAGAAGTATCAACTTCTTCAATATCCTTCCACCATCTCTTTACAGTGCTAGTTGAAAGATTGGTAACTGTTCCGTCATCCTCATAAGTAAGCTCGTAATTGATAATCTGTCCGCCCTTCTCGTAGGTATCGGTGATTTGCGCAATGCGTCCATTCTGTTTGTTCTGGATTCTTCTCATTTAAAATTTCCTCCTTAATATGAAATTCGTGTGGTATGAGTGTACTTTCGGCAATGCCAATTAAGTACATTAACATTATACTAAATGTATCAAAAAAGCACAACCTTTTTAGAATATTTCGGCTAAATCTCTAAACTCCAGTAAATTCAAGTCATTTATGTCCTTTTTGCCCTCTGGAAATACGAATTCTGTAATTATTTTGTTAGGTAAGTTCTTTTTTAACGTATCCCGTGCCCTGAGCCCTGCTTCGTCATTATCTGTTGCTAATATGTACTTTCTTATTGGTAGCTTTCGTAGCTGTTCAAATTGTAAGGCATTACCCAACCCATTTAATGCCACTGCTACTCTACCAAATTGCCAGCAAGTAAGTGCATCTATCATAGATTCGCATATTATTATTTCCTTGGGAAATTGTTCCAGTTGATATATCTCATACAATCCATAAAGTGGCTTCTCTGCTCCTGCTGGGTAATTGAAGTATTTCGTGCGTACAGACCTGCGAGCGACGAACAGGCAATTGCCATCTTTATCTCTGATTGGGAATGTAATACAATGGGTCTTTTTATCATATCCCAGATCGAATAATTCAATGATATCTTCATTTGTTATACCTCTTTTCTTCCAATACGGATGATAATATCTGTAGCTGTCTAATTCCTCGGCAGAAACAAAATTACGAGTATCTCTACGATTATAAGTCCTATCCAAATCCAAATCGACATCTTTACGTTCCCCAATCTAAC